CTTGCTGCATACCAATAAAGTTTATTAAGTTCCTCCTTTAACTTCCTGATTGATAAAGTAATTTTGCCCCTGCCAAACTTAGGAGTTACTGAAGCCTTCTTACTCCCAACTTTGACTGTGCAAAATCTCCAGCCATCTAAATAATACCAAGTGACGAACTCATCGCTACGTTTTGGATTCAATAATAAACTTTTTAGTTTTAAAATATCTTCTGTCACTCGCAGTTCCTATCAACAAACTCAGCAAAGAGCATAGACAAATCGTTATCTAGTATCCTCCAACTGTCTACTTCAGCGCAACGGTCTTCTACAAAATTAATAAACTTAAACTTGACCCGCTCTGATGGTGGACTAACGCCGATCCTTAATGCAAACAACTGGCACCACCAATCGTCTACTTCACTCCAAAATTCTGCTCGTGTATCAGTGGCACTCATTGGCATCCTCCAGTTGGGTTTTCAAATAAAGTCTAACAAAAGATTCAGGAAATTCCTCACCATGTTTTAACATTAAGCGTAGTGCATCTTCTTGCATTTCATCACTGACATCTTCAAACCCACAATAAATGGTGGAGTAATAAAGAATATGATTACACATGTCTATAAGATCTTGCATTAAGGATCGCCCCTATCTATACCTGAATTTTTCACAATACGATTAACAGTCGAGGCCGCAAGATTTAATTCGCTACAAATTTTAACTTGGCGGTACCCTGCCCTATGTAATTTTAAAACACGAACAGTGTTTACTGTCGGTGGGGTTTGTCCCCCGATAGGCCAGTATCTATTGATAAATATATTATCCAGATTACGTTGAGAATTAATAGCTTTATAAAACATCAAGCTCATCCAGTTTCCTTATTCCAAAGAAGATCATTGTGCAAGCGCATCAAAGTAGTCCTAGCATCTCTAAGTCTGTCATACTGAGGACTTACATGGCGATTAGGTTCAGCCAGTTTCATGTCATAATCTAAAACTTTCGCACGCTCCAGTAGTGTATCTCTAACCTCAGAAGAGATCAACTCTCGCAAGTTATTTTTGAAGTTATCGACATTGCTGTTGAGTATTAAAGCCTCACGACTCTCAGAATAAATCACAAAGTGATCAACAAACAAATCTATTTTATCCAACGGTCACAACCTCCAACTCAGTTTCAATCCAAACCTTAGCGCCACACGGTAGCGGGTTGTCAGGACAGTAGTAAACACTTACTAGTGGCTTACCTTCAGAGTCTACAACAGCGGCATGATTAGACTTTCTATTTTGTTTGTAGTCCTTGACAGTAATCACTGGCAACTCAGCACCCTTGGTGTTAGCCTTGATGTTATGTTGATTAACATGAATTCTAGTTTTCATATAATTCCTTATCTGTACTAGTATGGGGAGCAGTTTAACACCATACTCAGGGTGCAGGAGTTAGGCTGCTAGTTGGAAGTCTGCGATTACCTGTTGAACTTTCTCAGACTTCTTGACTTGCGCCACAGGAATGTCCACGGTATTCTTACGAGTACCGACATGGTGACTTGACCAATCAGTTAAAGCATTGTACACAGACCAAAGATTAGCGCCCATTTTAGGAGCATACTGCTCTCTGTATTGCGTCCAAGCATACATCAAAGAACTATTATTATATGCTGTGGGCATGGTCATTATTGAACTGGGCACCTCACCTTCTTTTAATTTACCTAGCGCAAACTTAGATCCTGTTGCGTCTGCTATGTATCTAAAAGCTGATGCGGTGGTAACAGGACTGTTATACCATCTGGCCCATATCTCATTCTGGGTATCCAGTATATTCATAATCCTATTCATTTGATGTGCGCCTTGATCGACACTCAACTTCTGAGTATGCCGTGCTTTATAAATACCAGCAGTTGAACCAAGAAAAACTTGATGGTTTGTGCAGGCATTTTGTAATGCGCCGACAGTGGCTTGGTAGGGCCATGCAGAATTAAATGAATTGATGTGTAGCATCTCAAGAATAGCCGTGTCACCATCGGGAGTTTTAATCTCATGGTTAGGTAGCTGGTGCCTAATAAAACAAACTCCACCATTGTCGCCAACTTGGATAGTTTCTTTGATGTCGGCAAGGTTTAATTTGCTGCGCTCTAGGACATTACGAGCAGTGTCAATCATCATAGTATGTGATACAGGTTCGTATCGGCCACCGTGAATCGCCAAAGCGTCACCAGTATCTTCACGATAGTAAACTTTTTTATCCTCAAGTTTAAGAATACCACCAAATTTATCTGTGCCACTTGCTTTATATAATACTGGCGTGGCGGTAACTTGAAAGTCTGCATCACCATAACCGTTGTCACGAAGACGATCAATTGCGGGTCTGCTGCTAAATAAAGAACTAACTGTGTTCATACGAACTCCTGATTATAAAATAATGAGTTGCCAGCGGCTCATTGTCACTCTTTAAAGGCTCCACAAGGGAGGTGACGGGTCAGGCTTCACGGTGCCTCCAACCGTACCCTAGAAAAACTAGGAAGGTCGTAAGACCTCCTTCCTAGTTTTCTAGGGAGAATCTTAAAGTATTTTAGTTGCGATGTCAAGCCACCAACTGTAAATTATTAGGGTCTGCAAAGAAGTTCAGGTCACCCTGATCTTTAAACCTTTCTAGTTTTGTAGATCCCTTGCGTGTTAGTTTACCGACGCTACCATCCGCATCTAAAAATCTCAAGTCAGTCTCATCAAAGTCTACTAACTCTACAGTATTGCCAAACAACTGTATAGTGTCGGGTATCTTAAACTCGCCCTTGCACTCTTTAGTATTAAAAGATATTGCAATGTTGAGTCCAAGCTCTGTAGCAGTTTTAAGTTGCTGGATAGTCTTGACACTATTTAATGATGCCGAAAATGTAAGATGATAGTTAGACAAAGTATTACGGACAACACGATGTAGAACTTTTGAATAGTCATAGAACTGTATGTTAGGCAAAGATTGGACAAGATCAGACCAATCAATATCGCTGGTGCCGTTGAGCCGAATACAGTAGTTGTCGGTTTCACGGCGCAATATCTCAGTTCTTAGTCGATCCTTGAAGCCATCAGGATCTTGAAGATACTGTACAGTCCTACGAGTCATAGCTTTCTGGGCACCAGACATACCAAGTCTACCCGAAGATCTAAGACACGGTTCTTTACACCCAGAAACATCAGCATAAGCACATAAAGTTTTCTTAGCAACAAGATCTGCGGGTTGCAAATACAATATACCTGTGGTATACTCTTGCTTTTTAAAGCCTTTTAAGATCTTAACAGAATTATTAAACCCCATTAAGGGTAAATTATAATTATATATATACTCCTTAATAGGTTTAATAGACTTCAAAGTTATTAAGTTAACACTATTCACCAAAGGCTTCCTCCCATTCTTTAGCTGTAATGCCTGACACTATAAATTCACGTTGGTCATCATTCAAGTTTGGCATCGCATCTTGAATTAACATGCCACCCTGCCAGTTATTAAACTGTTCAGCAGTGATTGGCATATTAACAATGCGGCGAACACCAGTCAACATAGATTGTTTTTCGATCAGCACACTTTTCTCCTGTTCCCTTTTTAATCTTTAGAGGTCTAAAGACCTCCTCTAAAGATTAAAAAGGGAGCCGAAGCTCCCAATATTTTAATCAGTGCAGCCGCTGTTACAGGGATTGGTTACCCCGACGAGAAGCTGCACCATAACCATACTAATGGTTATAATTTTAATTAATACCTAAGCGGATTCCTCCGGGGTAATTCTTTGAACTAACATCACGATCATTTGCGCGACATCCCATTTATCAACCTGCCAAACTTCAGTTTTAGCAAAGTCACCATTCACCACATCTTCAAATCTCGCCAAAGCTGCCTCATGCAGTTTAGGACTAAATTGAAGGGCACCAAGTTCAGAAGCTAATTCATTAACTGCATGTTCAAGTTTCATCAACTGTATAAGTTCAAAAGACATGCCACGGCGTTCATCATTCACAGCAGAACTAGTCATATAGACTCCTAAGAAAAGATTACAATAATAAATGGGGTCAGTGGGGCAGCTAATACTGCAATCACTGGTATCCAAATATCTAAATTATATTTATCCATAAAACTCCAAAAGCCCCCCGAAGGGGGCCAAGTTAAATTAGATCATTCCAAGGTCAGCGGCAGTCGCAAGACGAGGAGCCGAAGAAGTTTTAAAGTTCTTTGACTGCTTTGGATTCGCAGTAATCTTAACTTCTTTATTCGACTTCAGATCTTCAGTCTTGAGAACTTTAAGATACTTGGCAGCAGCCGAAGTCTTACCGTTGATTTTCTTGACGGAGAATAATTTATTCACATCGCCAGCCAAGGGCTGACCTTCGTGAACCGACTTGATCGTAGCCCCAAAGCGAGCTTTGAGTTTATTAAATTCAAAACGCTTAATATCGTTTTCACCGATATATTTGTAAGCCAAGGTCGAAGCCACCGCATAGATAGCTTTGTCAGTTGCAGGTTTTGTCAAATCATACTTAGCCATAATCGTTATCCCGATTGTGTAATTTTCGTCGAGCCGCTGTCGGCCCTTCCTAGGTTTGACTATCTTTAAAATCTTCAGAAGTCGTAAGACTTCTTCTG